TGTGTCTTGTCCGTTTCAAAAAAACGACCTCCTTTGACTAAATTGCAATTTTGGCACAATTGCCTCAGATTCCAGATTTCATCTCCTCCACCAAGCCTTTTTGGTATCACATGATCAATGTGCATTGGGCCTTCTGTTTGCCCACATGTTTGACAGCTTCCATCGCGCTTCAATACTAGCTCTCTCAGCTTACGCCAACGGCTGGTGCTGCCACCTTTCCAATTGCTTGACATCAATGCCACCCATGCTTCTTCCAATGAGCTAATGCCCCATTGCATATCTTGCCTTGATACCTGTGATCTATGTATCGCAATGTCCAATCAATCATTCGGAATCCATCAAGGTTTCGATACTTTACATTTCGCATTTGGCCTAAGCCAAAGTGATTGCCATTTGGATTGATTGCTTCCACACGCCAATTGCTTTCCTTTGTTATCAATAGGTTAAAGCATTGAAACTCTTTGTAGTTAATGATCCTTGAATGTGCATAGAGCTTTAATGAATCTATTGATGTAGTTTGTTTAACAGCTTCTGTTGCATTAGCCGGTGTAATGCCAATTACACATAGCACGGCCCAAACCATCAAACATCGGCTGCGAGCTATCCGGCTCACCGGCTCGCTACCTCGTGTAGATGGTAATGATGCTGTCAAGAACCGAGCGTAATCTTGAGCGAGTCCCACAGCTTTAATGCACATGTGGATAACACCTGTGGATAACTTTCTCATTGGCTTAACTCAGCAATCCGAGCATCATCCACAATCTTGATGCCAAATGTGCCACATCCCATGCATTGAGCAAACCACTCATGCTCTGTTAATTCAGCACCTTTCTTCAATCCAAAGCGTTGCTTAGGCTTTCCATAAAGCTTCTTGCAAATAGCGCAATCAAACAACAGGATGTGCATAGTTACTCCTCACCAATGTTTCAATGGGTTGCAGATTGATTTGTGGCACAGTCCAATTGTTTTGGCTTGTGTTTTTATATCGTGGCTTTTTGGCTATGGCAACAGGTATCCAGCCGATGATCTGCATCTTTGGTGAATGGCCTGTAACTAACACGGCAATGTCACGATCATGCCGGTCACTTTCTTGTATCCATAGATTGGATGTTGGATTGGCTGACCATTTGACCTCGATGTGTTGGCCCACATCAGCTTTAGACTTATCCCATGTGATGCCTGGCTCATAGTCATAACCCAATCTCTTGGCCACCACCATCTCAGCCAGCATTGATTCGCCCATTTGTGCCACATACTCAAACCATGAAAGGTTTTTGACTATGCGTGAGCTGTGGTCTGCTGACCTGTCATGGCAATGTTGAATCGCTGCAATCATGCATTGCACTTCTTCAATGCGATCTATCATCGGCAATCACCACAAAACCAAATGATGTTATCTGTGCGGTCATAGCCTTTTTGGTATCCGAATTTATCGAATCGCCTCAGCTGTGAGCATTTGTCACATTGCTCAATTTTGTATTCTTCGACCAGCACACCATTGCACAGCAATTTGGCTGTCATGCTTTGTGGATGGATGATTTCAATGTAATCGCTCATTTAAACACCAGCCACATCATCAGAGTCAATGCCATAATTTCAATCGTTGCTAGTAATACAATCAATCGTTTTTTTCTCATCATTACACCTGTGGCTTAAAAGTGCCATCGCTTGTTAGCACATACCATCGAGGTTTGCATTGATTTTCTTTTGCTTTCTCGGTGCAAAAGTAGCCAGCCCAAGCTTTAGGTGCATCGGGTTTGCTCTGATTCCAGCGCATTGATCCATGTGAGCATCCCGGCACAGTCTCAGCCACCCAAGCTGTGTCTTTCACATCCTCGGCTTCTTCTCTTGTCTGATAGCTAGGCACATCCCCATGCTTGGTTGTCCAGTAGTCATAGTCAGCAGCTGGTGTTTCAGTCTTAACAATCGCCATGACCTCCTTTGTGGCTTTCTCGGTGCCACCCATAACCAAGGCCATCACGCGCATCAAAGCTGATGTGCAGGTGTCCTCGACCATCCAGCGTTTCATTTTGTCCGGATATGCTGCAAGATAGCCATGTGCATAATCAATCCCGGCTGGGTCAGTCTCAAGCTGATTTCTGTAGGCCTTGGCTTGCACTAGCACATAGCCTTTTTCTGCGTTAAATTCGATTATGTGAGCCTCTAAACGGCCTTGTGGATATGTTGCAATCCAGCGGTCAGTCCGTTCTTTGTTGCCTTCGTACGAGTCCATGAAAGCCATTAGCGCACCGCCTGTGATGATGCGTGACGGCCAACGGCTTTGCCTCGCTGATAACCATCTTTGTGGCCTTCTTTGTAACCTACTGAATAGCTGCAAATAGCCCACAGAATGCAGGCAATTGCCATAATCACAAACAGTCCGATTTCGCTCGTTGTCATTTTTTTGCTCCCGTTTCTGGGAGCCGTGTCTCAGCTCCCGAAATAGAGAGTGACAGGCAAAACCGACAAATTCAAGATTCCCGCGTGGATTGTGGCGTGTCGCTACCAGTTTTCGGCTTGCTCTTTAATCCATTTCCAGCCAACACACCACCCAATGAACCAGTCAAGAAAATTGCCAGCGTTTTCAGCAGATCAATAAAAGCGGCATCATTGGGAGCTTGAGCAGATATTGGTTGAGTCACAAAGATTAAAGCATAAGTGATTCCAAGAGTCACGATAAGAAATACCATCGCAAGCGTTGTGCCAATAATCAGAATTAGTTGCGCATGTACTTCTTCGGCACTACGCCTTCTCTCTGGGCGATGGTGGTAATGTTCCAATGACATCGCTAGTGCAGTTTCCCAGCGGGATGCATTGCGGTTTTTGGCATTCTGGCTTTTCCCAATTCTTGAATTCTTGGCATTCATATCTTGTCCATCCTTGATAACCACAAGCAGTCAGTATTGATAAACCTAAGCAAATCAATACTGCTGCGAGCAGTTTTCGAGTCACTTCTTGTTACCGAATGCCACATCATTTGGGTTAGCCCATCGAGCTAGTACCGGAACCAGTCCAGCTACTAAGCCCAAAGCTAAATCCTTTGGATTGGTATTGCCAGTCATATAGACGGCCAACGCGCCAGCCACAGAGCTTCTAGCCCATGATGCCAGCATTGCTTTTGTTTGATCCATTATTTTTCTCCTTTTGGTCGGTCGGGCAAATCACCCGAAAACGCGCCATAAGTTGGTCGGCCGTAACCGACAACAAATGACCTTGCTCCCAAAGTTCTTGATTTCACCATAACCTCGCCACCATTGCGCTGATCTCCACCGCTTGATGTGTTGCCTTCGATAGTCACAATCTGTTTTTCCGATGCCCGGATTACTAAACCAATGTGATTGATTGTCACCTTGTCATCAATAACAAAATCAAAAAACACAAAATCACCAATCTTTGGTGTTTCGTGCCATTGCTTGCTTTTCTTAAATGCTTCGGCTCCGGCTTTGGTGCTGACCACATTTGGCACTTTGACACCAGCTTGATCCGCGCACCAATTGAGAAATGACCCACACCATGGCAGCTTGTCGGCTTTCATGTGTTTGCCGTACTTTGTCTCGTTGTTTCCAGTCTCAGCTGTGCCAACCTCGGCAAGCGCAATCTGAATCAAACGAGGCAATGTTCCTTGTGGAAACATTTTAGTCAAGTGTTCCACTTATAGCCCAAGTGCCTTCAAGTCCTCAGCAGTTAAACCAAGAGCAGCAAGTTTTGCTTCTGCTGTTGCTTTTGCTGCTTTTGCATCCGCTTCTTCTTTTTCCCATTGTGCCTTAACTAATTCAATACCTGATTCATATTCTGCCTGAGTGATTGGTTGCGCATCTGTCCAGATAACCTGATTGAAATCATTATTTTTTACTGCCCAACCATTTGGGCGATAATATGCTAGAACATCCGCTACTAAAACTTCTTTTGTCATTATGCACCAATTTCCATTAGAACGAGTGTTGAAGTTGAAGATGCAACTCCGGCCTCTGCGCGGCTCAAGTTGTTACCAGAACGAAATTGTGTTTTGTATGTTGTCGCAGAAGTAGTTGCTGGGGTGTCTAAATAAACTGTTGAGGTAGTAGCAACATCGTTAGTGGCTGAACCGCCATTTTCTCCTGCTCTATCTTCAAAAGTAATAATTGTGGTTGCGCCTCGTAACAATATAAACTCGCCCCAAGTTTGGTTGTTTGCTTTTCCAGTTCCTGATTGACTTACAAAAGCCAAAACCTTGCTTGTTGCAGAACTAGGCGTAATTGCCAAAGATAAACCCGTATCAACAAAAGTGTTTGTCGCACTTTGTGTCCAAGAACTATCTGTCGCCATTAAAACCTGTAAAACTTTGCCACCGCCTGAAGGCGTAGCCCATTTCAAGCCTGTTGGAGAGACTGTTGAATCAGCTGTCAAAACTGTTCCATTTGCTCCAACCGGTAAATTGTCAAAAGCTGCGTTGCCAGTACCAACAATCAAATCCGCTTTTGCCGTAATTTCTGTTGCCATTGAGTTTGTGATTGTTACAGCACCTGATGTGCCACCGCCTGAAATACCTGTGCCAGCTGTTACCGCTGTTATGTCACCAACATCATTTGTGACCCACACAAAATCCATGTCGGTGTTTGAATTTTTTGCCAGAATCTGGCCTGATGTGCCACCTAATAAATCAGCCATTGATGTGGCAACAGCTTGCCCAAAGACTTCAAAGTCAGCAGGTAAATCTGTTACCAAATCCGTTGCCGTAGGCATTTGCCACGAAAACGGGGTTGTTGGATTGCTCATTTTTTCTCCTTACGCTACGACTAACGCGGTAGCCCAGTCTAGGCTTCCGCTAATTGAATTCCATGTTTCTGCTGCTGATACATCTTCCCATTGCATGGCTTGCAAGCTAAATGACAGCGGAGAAAGTATTGCGGTTACAGATACCGAATTGTAGGAGGCACGCCATGACCAGCCTTCGACAAATCCAAGATAAGTGCCTGCAGCCATATTGAGTGGCAAATCTGTAACCCGTAACGGCAAACCCATAAAAATGGCAATCAAGGCATCTCGGTCAGCATCATCGATTTCTGGGTTTGTAAGCTCAAAAGTAATTTGGTTGAAATTTGCTTGCGGATAAGCTCTAAGAGTTAGGTAAAACGCTGCCTGATCCTCGGCATCGGCTTGATGCTTAATGGTTGTTGTAATGATTTGAGCCAATTTGCCATATGACAAAATTGATTGAGCATCGCTATCTGTAACCTCGGAGTTTGAATTAGTGCCATATTTGATAACAATTTCATTTCTGATGTCACCAGCTCGAGTCTGCACAAAGAGTGAATTGGCTATTGCTTGAGCTGCTGATACATCGGTGTATCCATTGCTGGCCAAATAAATTGAGCGATGGTCTGCCGAGGCATAGGAAATGCGGCCTTGAGCATCTTCATAGATGTAGCCCAATCCCGATGTTGCCAAAGCTGACACCAATGAATAAACATCAATAGTTGATGATGAGCGTTGTGCCAATTCATAGCTACCCGGTGTGTCAATTTCGCCCAATCCTGTGTTTTCGGCATCCTGCCATTGGGTCGTTGGATCATAGGTTGCCCATGTTAAAGCTGCTGGCACTTCATTCCATGAATTGACCAACAAATCCGTGAGAATGGTCAGAATTTGATCCCCATCAAAATCCTGTGTTAAAACGCCATCGGTCAAGGCTTTTGGCAATCTGGACAAAGCTCCAAGAGCTGTGATTGAAACCGATTGATTTATGCCAACCACACCGGAGGCAGCAATACCAATGCCAAAATCAACGACTGTGCCACCAAAAATTGGCACGAATGTAGCTGTGGAATTTTGCAATTCAATAGTCACCGAATCATTGATTTCAATGTCAATGTTGGATTGATCCAAATTGATTAGCTCAAGGCTCACATATCCGGCATTTGCTTGCTCGTAAATGTTTGTGCGCCCGGTGGTGATTGAAAGATTGGCCAACACATAATTGGTGTATTGAATGCCGCCAATTTTAACTCGCCAAACAGGATTAAAAATTGTCATAAATAAACCAGATTTGATGCACCATTTGTGCCTCTGAAAGTCGAATTATTTAAAGCATTGGCTGTTGCGCGGGCAAATCCTTCCTCATCAATAATTGATGGCGCATTGACATTAATTGTGACTGTTGGCGCATTTGATGCAGCCATGATTCCAGCTAATGAATTGGTATTTACTCCCGATGTGCCAAAGGCAAATGGCTGATTTGATGCAGCCATGATGCCTGCCAATGTTGTTGTGCCACTTGTAAAATTATCAAATGCACCAGCAACATCATCAACAACCTTTGTAACCTTTTTGGTTACAGCTGCTATACCCCCCGAACCGCCGGATGTGCTGCCTCCGGTTGTTCCACCTGTTAAGCCTCCACCACCAAGCGTTCCCCCGGTCAATCCTCCGCCTGTGAGTCCGCCTCCAGCTGAGCTACCACCACCTGAAATCGCACCGGGTGCGCCACCTGTGGCAAAACTACCGCTTCCACTACTTGAGCCAATTTTTCCAATTGGAGCAATATCTGCACCCGGCTTAATTAAATTGAAACCTTTAATTGCAATGTTGATTAAATCAATCGCCGTGTTGATTAAGCCTCGCAAAGCTCCAACAACATTTGCAAAGATATTCAAAACAACGCTTGCAATATCACCAATTAGGCTAAAAGCCTTACCAATGACAGTTCCAATAATTGGAGCTGCAGCTTTAATTACATCAAAGAAAGCTTCAAATTCATCTTTGTTTTCAACAATTGTTTTCTTTATTTTATCAAAAGCGGATTTAAAACCTTCAAAAATAGGTTGAACAAAGTTTTTTATGGAATTGGCAAGATTGGTTAAAGTGCCACTCATGCCTTCTTCATTTGATCCAAAAGCATCGGCAACCTTTTGCACAATTGGAATAACCTTTTCTGAAAAGAAATTGGCTAGTTGCAAAACAACCGGCAAAAGAGCATTGCCAATGGTCACTTTTGCATTCTCTAATTGAGCTGTAAGAATGCGTGTTTTGTTGGCCAATCCATCACTTGTGCGCTCAAAATCGCCTTGTGCTGCTCCGGTTTGTTTATAGATAAGAGCTTGAGCAGCCAAAACTTTTTGCTGTGGTGTCAAAGCCTCTTTGGTTGTTTTGATGATTCCCAATGACAATGCTTCTTGGCGCAATGATGCATCATCAAGCAAAACGCCATAAGCTCTTAAAGGTTCAGCCTCACCGCGTAGAGCTGAGCCAATTGCATTGATTGCTTGCTCCGGTGTGGTGTTGTTAAATGATGCAAGGTCGGATGACAGCTTTACAAAGTCAATTGAAAACTTGTTCAAATCCTGTCCGCTTAAACCGGCAGATTTTCCAAATGTGGCAAATGTAGCTGCTGCATCCAACGCCTGTTGTTTTGTTTGTCCAAGCGATGTTGCAGCACCATCAGCAAATTTTTCAATGTCTTTAGCGGTGGCACCGAATAAAACATTGACCTTTGAGATTGTTTCGCCTAAGTCGCTTGCAGCTTTTACAGCATCCACACCAACCTTGATAGCCATTGCTCCAGCTGCTGCAGCTACGGCTGCAAATGCCAATGCAGCTTTTTTGCTAAAATCTCCTATTTTGCCGGCAAATCCATCAACATCTTTTGATCCGGTGGTGAGCGATTTCTTTAGCTGATCTACATCAGCAAGAATCGAAAGCTTGAGTGTTCTACTTTGACCAGCCATCACCACTCCTTCAAAATCTTAGTAAATGCATTTTCCCACTCTGAAATGATATGTGGCTGCTCGGCGCGCAAGGTGGGATAGATAAAATATCCAGCTGATCCACCGCGAGCACCACGGCCCGACCACACGGGAAATTGCTTAT